TCTGTTAATATTTTTGTAAAAGAAAAAGCTGTAATGTTTTCAATAACTGCTTGTGAAGATTCTACTTCTGTTGTAGCCGTTCTGTCGTCCAACAACCCGAGAAAAAGAATCTCTTTTGATTCTTCGTCTTCGTTAAAAACAACTTCAATTTTTAATTTAGAATAATGCCTTACATACCCACTAAATAAACTCTCCGGATTATCTTCATCAGATATTTCTCCATGTAAATTTATCAATTTTAAATTGCAATTATCTTGAGTTACTTCTCCGAATTCCCACGACTTAAAATCAAAACTACGCGACACGTTGAGAGATGAAGATGTCGTGTATTTTGTAACATCTTGCCAGTTCTCTTCGTAAAAAAACAACTTATATAATTGCAGGTTAGATACCGAACCTGCGAAAGTATCTACGCCTGTAAGATATAAAGACGCATCGCCTTTTGAAAAAACATCAACAGAAAAATGTCCCTGGTAAACATCTACAACTTTTGCACTTTCATTTCCGCAAGAAATTTGTAGTTTCCCCTGCTGATATTCCAGAACATCAAACTCTACTCTGTACCAAGTACTTTTGGCAAGTCCGCAATTTTGAGAAAGAGCATTATTTGTCGCTTGGAATATAGCTCTCTGCGTGCCCGTATTAATCGTTATATTGCTTCCGGCATTCCAATGTTCAGCGCTTGCAAAATCGCCGTTTAAAACGAAATTATTGCCGTTGGTTATCGGATTTGACAATCTCCGCAAGATTGAATATTTTAAAGCTAATTTTATATTGTTCTTTGTAAAAAAAATTTCTTTTGCTGTCGCCATTTATTCGACCTCGACAAACTTGATAGAATCTCTTAACCCTGTCCAATACAGATTGTCTTTGAGGTTTGGAGCTACTCCATCCTCAACAGAAACTTTATATATATTGCAAAACCTAAAAGGCTCAAAATGATATTCAAACTGTTCTTCATTTCCTCCGCAAGGCCATAACCAAAGCGGAGCTTTTACTTTTCTTATTTTTTCAAAAAGGTCTATATCGTTTTGAGATAAAGAGAAAATTGCAATTTTAAACGTCCAAGATTCTCCACAATCGAAAATAAACTTTTTTCCATTTTGTAAAGTTAAACTTCCCTGCTCAAAGTCGAGAGCATTTTTAAATTCTTGAGGCTGTTCAAACTGTCCTAAAGTCGTAAGCAATAATACATTGCCAATTTGTTTCTCACTATCGGCAATTTCTGTCTCTTTTCCTGATATTCTTATTTTAAGGATATCGGTCCTAAAAACAAAAGAAACAACGCTAAAGCCGTCGGATGTTTGTATTGTATAATCTGTATCTTTAACTAACAAGATGTCATTAATTGAAATAATCGGCGTTTTTATATTATGATCTGCAATTATTAGAGTATCTCCGGACGCTTCACTCTCGAGAATCCTTTCGATAAAAGATGTTATATTATCATCATTTTCATCTTCCGATTGCCAAGAATCAATATTATTGCCATTGAAAGCAAGTGCCGCTTCAGAACTGGCGGAACTTGCAGAAGCACTGCCCCCAAAATTCATGTTTATTACATCGTCAAGAAAGAATTTAATTCCCGAGAATATAGACATTACATTTTCTCCTTGTTTGGAAACGGTTTCGTCTGCCCGGTGGCAATCATCTTGCTTATTCGGGCCTGTATATTTTTAGCTAAATTGGTTGATGTGTCTCCTATGATATCTCCGGAGACCTGTACAACTACGCTTATTGAAGAATTATTTGCAGAAGAATTATCGACGTTTCCTCCGGATAAAGAAACATCTCCGGAACGGATTGCATCAGAGAATGTTTTTGGAATAACCATTTCGCCTTCGTGGATTGTAGCCGACATATCTTTCGGGACATATCCAGTACCTACGGCAAGCTGAACACCTGCAATGTTTGCAACATTTTCAAGACCTGCAACAACAGCAGCAGCAGCGGCGATTCCTGCGAGATATGGTCCTACAACAGGAATACCCGCCATCGCAGCATAAGCCTCATTAGCTGATTTATAAGTGTCTATTGTAGCCGTAGCGATAGCGGCTGCTTTACCGACAGCAGCAACAGCTCTAATACTTGATGTCTGTATCTGAGAAAGGTTTCTAATTCCATCAATTTTCTTTTTAATACTTTCTTGCGAAAGCCAAGCATCTAACTCATAAAAAACCCCAGCTTTTTCAGTTCTCGTATTTGTTTCTTTATCATTAAATTCTGAAAATTCTGCTTCAAGGGATTTCTTTTTTTCAACTAATAATATATATTGCTGAGATTCTTCCCCGTATTTATCTTTTATGGCTTTAATTTCTGCGTCGAGAAAACTTATTTTTGTTTCATAATCAAGTTTGTATTTATTTACCTTTTCGGCATACTCATAAGATGTATAAGTATTATTCAAATCTGCGACTTTTTGTAAAACAGATTCAGTCGAAGAAATGATCATATCTGCTTTTCTTTTTTCAAGTTCTTCGGCTTTTTTTAAATCATCTTCTTTCTTTTTTTGGGCTTTTTGTCTTTCTTCTTCGGCTGTTTTTTCAGCCGCAATATTCTTTTGAGCCTCTGCAATTCTTGCTTCGTTAGCCTCTCTTTCTATTTTTCTGCTTTCAAGAAGACCTTGCATTTTTTGGTCATTTAAAGAAATTTCTCTTTTCGTTGCCTCAATCAAAGCTTCGGATTCGGCTATTTTCTCTGTCGCTCCAGGAGCATATTTTTTAAGCGTGTTTAAATCTTCTTGCTGTTTTAATAACTGATTTTGCAATTCAATTTCTTTATCTAAATAATTAATTTCGATATCAGATAAATTATTTAATGTCTCTTTTGCGGTAAAACGATCATTAAACATATTTAAAACTTTATTTAAGAGAGGAACTACTCCGCTTGCAAGCTCTTCTTTAAAATCGCCCCACTGTTCCTTTAATAAATTAGTTTGAGTTATTATATTATCGGCATTTATGTTTACAATATCGCCGTATTTCTTTTCTATTTGTCCTAGTAATTGTGTAAATTTTTCGCTTTGCGAAGCTGTCTCATCTATTTTAATTCCCCAGCGCGAGAACATTTGAAAATTTCCCTCAGCTGCTTTTGCTACGGCCAACATTGATGAATTAAGATCCATTCCTAACGCCGATGATAAAGTTAAGCCGGCTTTAGTGGCTCTTTTTAATTCATCGCCTATAAGGCCATAGTTGACCAATAACCGCATATTATCTTTAATGACATCGTCATCTATGCCGGAGATTGATCTTAACGATTTTGCGTATCTATCTAAATCGTCAGCCAAATACGACGAATATATTCCTTGATTTTTAAGTGCCGAGGTTAACCTGTTTGCCGCCATCTCTTGAGCCGCAAAGCCTTTTATAGCATCTGTTATAGATTCTTTAGCGTAAGCATACGACAATCTTCCTAAAGACAATACAGTATCTGCTAATGCAAAAGAAAAAGTTGTACAACTTCTTCTCGCCCTTGAAAAAAGTTCAACAAATCCTTTAGTTTTTTTAGTAGTATTATCTAAAGCCTCTGCAGTCTTATCAATATCTTTAGCCGTTTGCGTTCCGGACTTCCCCATATCCGATATATTCTTGCCTATTTTTTTAATTTCCGGGGAGGCGGTATCTTCGACACTAGCTTTTATTTTTATTTCATTGTCGCTCATTTAAAAAGTCCTCTGGTATCAGGATTTTTTTCCTCGTCATCTTCTTCTTTTTCTTCTTTTTTCTGCATATTCTCGTAACACTTGTTAAGGGTGTTATATAAATCTTTGCCGGCTTTCTGTCCTTCTCTTGTAGATATACTCGCAAATGCGCCGGCGCGAATATTGTTCAAATCAGCTGCTTTATTTCTTCCAAAATCTTCAGTTTCTTTTATTATCATAGAGCTATACATCTCAACGATTTCCACCCAAGTTAATTCGCAAACCTGACAATAAGTAAAAGCGTAATGACTAACGACAAAATCGACAATTTCTTTAATTTTTTTTTTATATTTTTGGAACTTTTTGCCTCTTTGTTTATTTTCTCCAGCTTAACGCCTAAAGCCAAATAAAAAGCTTCGAGAAGAACATCGAGCTTTTTAATGATATTTTTGGAATCGGTATCAGACAAGCTTTCTATCCAGCTGTCGAAAGTCATATTTTCACGAAACTGATCTTTAGGCAACCCGGCGAAAGCCAAAAGAAAAATTGTCGTCTGCGGAGTTTTTTCTATGGATTTCGCTAAAGTCTCTAATTTGATGCCTTTGCTTTCCAGCCATAAAACAGCTGACAAAGAATATTTCAAACGATATTCTTTATTTCCTATTTTTATGAAACATACTTCAAAAATTTTATTTAATATATCCATTTTCGTTGTCCTTTGGCCGGGCTGTTAACCCGGCCAAAATTTTAATATCTTAAGCGGCCGGTTTAATGCAATCCAATCTGTAGAGCATACCTTCGGCCGAGTCGATTAATGGTTTTCCGTTAATCGTAGTCTCTCCGTAGGCTCTCTCCATCATCGGCAGACCTACTCCCTGCATCGACACTCTTGGTATATAGGCGCTGTAGATTGATCCATCCGATTGTCTCGGATAGATTATTTTTACAGCTTTCTCAACGATGCCTGACGTCCCGCCTACTTTTATGGAGGAACTTCCTGCAGTGTTTACCGGTCTTACTTCGACAGCAATTCTACTGCCAACGGTAAGAGTTGCATCAGCTGCAACCGCAAAAGAAATGCCGATATCGTCAAAAGATACTGTGCCTGATGCCGCAATTGAAACTTCATCAGAAATTGAGCCATCTTCTTCCAGCCAACCGGTAGGACCGGAAGCCAATGAGCCTGCTACATAAGCCTTACATTTACCTGTTGATGTTATTTCCAAGAAAACTGTGCCAAATGGCAGGTTATCCTTTTTGCCTGAAATAACGGAAGGCGTAAGTTTAGCGGCTAAGCCGGTATTTACAACATCAGACGGCGTACCGACATATCCGGCCGCATCAGCAGCAGCGGTTGTTATTTCTGCATTTTCCATCACGGTAAATAATCCGTCCGAAATTTGTTTTACGACAGACGAAAAGGAATTACTCGGCGCGCCGGCTTCTGCTTTGACCGCACCTTGATAATTACCGCCTGTTAATTCAATCATTTCGACGCTTCTCTCGAGGCCACCTTCGCCCGTGACAGTGAATAATGCCTCAATTCTTTTTGTTGTTCTATTTAAAAACAACAACGCTTCGCCTCCGAATAGCGCTTGTATCTTCATCTTTTATACCCTCCTGTTTTTAACATCTGCTTTTTTTCCTTTTAGTCATTTTTATCTCCTCTTTTTCATTCAAAATCTTCTTCTCTCCAAGCGATCGTTTCCGGGCCGACTTTATATTTAGAACTTATGCTCTCCCATGTCGTGCCCTTCTCGAAAACAAGGTTTACTCTATTTCTCACAACAGAAATTTGCTTGTTTAATTTCTTGCCGATAAAAGAAACAACAACTTGCCCGCTTGGCGCGACAATATTATTTTTCTTAACTATAATTTTCCCTTTGCCGTCGACATCAATAGCAGAATCTGCTTTATCTGCTTTTAGGACGGTATTAATATCATCTATATTTACCTTTCCTATCTTCCCATTTTTTTCGCTCATTTTTTTACCTCTTAAAATAAAGAAACCGAGAACGTGCTCATTGCGCCATATAAAGCACGGTTTCCTATTGTTAATCCATCAACGAGACTGCTCTCATATTTGATTAATGGATTATTTTCTAAAGCTGCACGAATACAACTTTCATACCTGTACGCCATAAACATATTTTCTTTTGACGTTTTATTTGGTGAAAAGCCAATGAAAACATTAATAAAAACAATGTCCGCTGATTTGCCTGTTATACTGCGCGGCTCTACGCGCAGTATCTCGAGATAAACAAATTGATTCGAATTTGCACTTTCGGTAATATTAAAATAATAATCGTCGACTAAAGATAACGGCAAATCAGGTTTTTGCGAATTATTTTCCGTTATACAATTATTAAGATTATCTTTTAATATTTTCTCGAAATCATTAAGTTTATCATCATACGATAATAGCTTCTTCTTCATCTTAAACCTCTTCGGTTAACTTTATATTTATACCCATAGCCTTAAATCTTGCCTCAAAATATAAAACAAATATTCTTACGAAAGCTTTTGTTCTCGCGGGGCTGTCAAAGATTATCGGTCTTGCCGGCATTTTTTTACGGCCGTCTTTGGTTTTTGTGCCTTCCTGATGCCATAACGCGAGTAAACTTTTCGCTCCGAACTCTGCGAAATATCTGTCCATTTTGAAAATATGGTTTGGATCGTTTTCACTTCTAAAACTGTCGGCGAGAGTCCCGTTCCAAACCAACGTTCCGCCATTTGTATATCGTCTCTTTCTCTCTCTATATTCTTCAGACAAAGGCTCCCATGCAATGCCGTCAATAAATTTGTTTCCGGAAACTCTACCGCCTGTATTTGCGAATATAGCCGACATACCACGCAAAAAGTTGTCGTGCCACTGAATGAAAATATCTTTGAAATTGGATATTCCCCAACTCGAAAGACGGGCTAAACTTCCGGAAGACAAATCAAATTGTATTTTCATCAAGTACCTCAATTCCTGAACTTATGTCTAAACATTGCACAGTCGACACCGGAGAACTCAACGCAATTTTGCCTTCCAAAATAGATTGAATATCCTCCAGTGCTTCTTTTTTTAAATCTCTGCCCTTTTTTTGATCGGACTTTAATATCGAAAAGGATTGAGTTTCATCAATATCTCCGGCAACTAACCTCGTGCAAATACTTTTCATAATTGCCAAATCTTTCGATTCTGTCAAAGGCAATGTATATTTTCGGCCAATAACAGCATCGATATAGTTGCTCCTTTGTTCTATTAAAGAATCAACTTTCGCTTTTGTTATAGCCGATGTCTCCGTAAAAGAGAGGCTGTTGAAATATATTTCCACATCAGAAGATGCACAATACATTATTTTTTACCTTTCGCAGCTTTGAGCTCGGAAATTCTTTTTAAAAGCTTTTTCTGAGCGTTGCTGTTTTTTATCATCTTCGCCGCCTGTCTTTCCAACAGATTAATTTCAGCCAAAGCATTATCATCTTCACTGCTTGCCTTTTCATCTACGGCGTTTGATTCAGGAGCGCTGACTTCGACAACTTTATTGACATTGAATTCTGACAATTTATTGAACTGTTGTTCGGTTAAGCTCTGCTTAAAAGAAGAACTTTTATCGGTAAACATAAAAGGATTTTCCGATATAAAGCCTTCCGTGCAATTTTTAAACAAGAACGGCAATTTGTCTTTTGATTTAATTTCCATTTAAAAACCTCTTTTATACAGAGGCGGGATATTAAGCCCGCCCCATGTAATTTAAAAACTACGCTTCTGCCTTGAAAGTTGCTACGACTGATTTATTTGCGGTAATATTAGCAAGAGTGTATTTGCCTGCTACAATATTCGCCGTAACATCAGTTCCGTTGACAAACAATTTATCGACGACATATCCTGCATCCGGAGTTAACGTAAATTCAGCAGATGAGCCATTTACTGCGGTCAAGAAGCCCACAGGAGAAATTGCTCCGTTTCCGTTAACAACCATTGCGTTGACCGTATAATAGGTTGTAACTGGAGCGCCGGAATTGTCGACTTTAACGGCTTTATACCAAGCACCGTAAGCAATTCCTTGTCTCATATCGACTTGCCATTTATACAAGCCATCCAACACAGCTGATTCCTGGTTCAAATTATTTTTCAAAGATGCTGCTTTTTCTACAGGATTCAATATTGCTCTGTTAAGCAAATATGAATCATTTTCGAGATTAAGCATATACCAAGAATAAGGGTCTGACGAAGGATTGACGACAAATTCAAAATTTCCTGCCCAAGAATTGTCGGTTGCATTTATCGTTTTTTTATCTCTTAAATCCTTGAATACCGATGCCATCTGAACGGAACAAATAACTAATATCTTAATTGTTTTGTTCAGAAGTTTTTTCCCGCCCCCTGCCATTGCATAGAAGCCAGCCATTGCGTTATATGCAGCGTCCATATCTCTTGAAACCTGATCTAATGTATTGCCGTGTCCTGACAGGAGATTGCTCTGTCCGGTTGCAGTTCCGTAAAGATGGTCCGTCGCGAAAAAGTTCTTCCCGTCGAAACATACACCTTTTGCATTGGTATGACCTGCCTCGAGTAATTCTAAACCTCTAAGGATTGCATCATCTTTTGCATTTACGGCTAGAGATTCAACTTCAGAAACATATATCGCTAAATCAGAAACATTGGAAGCCCTTTCGAATTCGGATTCTGTTACTTGGACTTTTTGCCCGTATTTATTATTGGTAATGTCTACTTTATAATGCTCCGGTAAAGTAGATGCGTCGATGGATGTTCCGTCAGTAACTTGAGCCAACCCCGCGATAAAATTTTTAAATATTGCGGAACTTGTAGGAGCAAAAGGAACTTTATAAGATGCTACCAAACCGGCTAATGCCGGATTGTATTCCAAAGTCTTTTTGCCGAAAGCGACTGTAACTACTTTGTCAAATTCCGCGATGAGTGCTGTGTTTGTTAATGACATAATTATTTATCCTCCTTTTTTTGTAAAAACTTTCTTGCTTCTTCTGCAGTAAAATGTCCCTCTTTAATACATTTAGTGGTTACTTCGTCGAACTCGCCCGACAGCGCAACGTCATCCGCAGACTGTGCGCCTGCTGCCGCTCCGTTTAATTTCGGCTGAAGTTTTGACAAGAAAGCTTCTAAGTCTGCTGCTGTTTTGTGCAAACCGAGGAATGCTTCTTTTTCCGAAGGCAACACTTTCCTTTCGGCAATTGCTTTCGTAAGCATTTGCTCTTTTTTACTGTTTTCAAGAGCTGTTTCCTTTTCTGCTTTTTCTTTTTTTAAAGCAGTTAATTGGACTTCCTGCTCTTCTTTTACCTTGCCAATAATCTCTTTAGCCTTTTCAGCTTCGGCAAGTTTTGCCTTTGTTTCCGTTAAGTCTTTTTGCAAAGACAAAACGTCAATGTCAAAATCTTTTCTTAGTGCTAAAAGAATTTCATCTTTCGTCATCTGGTTTTCTCCTCTTTTAATTTTGATATCGCCGTCAAAAGATTTGCCTGGCATTTCTTTTTTTAGCTGATATTTTTCTGCAATTTCTGTTGTTATAATTTCGTCCGCAACGCCATAAGCTATTGCTTCTTCGGCGTTGAGATTAAGGTCTTTACCTGACAGATCGGCTTTCAATTCGTCAACTGTCTTTTTTGTAAATTTGGACAACTCTGTAAAAATTCTGTCATTAATAATTTTTATTTCTTTCGCCAAAGACTCGACGTCAGAAGCACTGCCTGAAATAATAGTCTTGATCTGCAATTCGTGTAACATAACCATGCTGCTTTTTGTACAAAATCTTTTTGTGCCAGCTGCCAAAATTAGAGCCGCTGCACTGTCTGCTTCGCCCATATTAATCGTATATATCGGAGCTTTACACAGTTCCAACATATCAAGAATCGAAAATAGTGGGATAACTGAGCCGCCGAAACAATTGATATACACCTTGATAGGCGCTGTTGCGTCTTCTTTTTCAAAAGCTTTTATTTGCTCAAGGATATAAGGAGTATTATCCTTTGTGATGTCTTCCGTAATAAAAAGGCTTCTATCCATTTATTTAACCTCCGCTGTATCGCCGACTTTAAAACCTTTATTTGCAGCTTTTGCATTTCTGCGTTTGCGTCTGCACTCTTTACATCTCGACGGGATTTCAAGCCCTTTCGAAATAAAAAAGTTTTGTTCTTCATCTGTAACATCAAACTCTTTTGAACATTCCTTGCATTTTTTTACAATTGTCGACATTCTTTTTTCTCCCTTTTAAAACTGTTGTATTGCCATCAAACTCGGTGGCGGCAATGTATCGTGTCTGGACATATCAGGTATCGAAACTTTTCCGAAAACCGGAACGAGATAACTTCTACAGCCAAAGTGCCTCGGTGGATAAATTAATTTATATGCCTGCCCGTAAGGCGTGAAAGTTCTACCATTAAGCCATTTGCAATATTCAGTTGTTGCATTATCTATTGTCGCGACATAAACAAAATATGCAATTTCAACTTCTTCAGATTTATAAAATGTCTGCTCGCTGTCGTTAAGAGTTTGAACCACTGCCATGTCTGCCTGTGTTTGAATCTTTTGCGATTTAATATATAAATCAACCTTATTGCCTATTTCGGCAATAAGCTCATCAATATCTATGCCGACATCCGGTTTATTCGCTGTATTCCAAACTATCGCTTCCAATTCTGTAACCTGCTGTTGTGCAAGGTTTTTGGCTTTATTGGCTACATAAGATTTAAGGACTTTAGGAACTTTGTTAATATCGCCATCCTCAAGCGTTGTTTTCGCATTATAGAAGCCTTCTTTCGAGGCATAAGCTTTCGCATCATCCCAGCCTTTTGATACAAGAAACGAAATCTTTTTGAATAAAACGGATTGATAATTATTCTTTCCAAACGTTATATTATCGAACAATCCGGCGGTACCATTCTTTTTAAGATAAGCTCTTATGTCGGCAATTGCCTTATCGGCTATAATTCCTAAATTTGATGTCATTGTCATCTGCATTTCTTTACTTAACGAATCTATGTCGCCTTTTCTTTTTGTAGGCGAAAAAGCATTTGTTAATTTAACATTTTTAATATTTGTTGTTGCTATTGGCTGTTCCGCTGGAATATTAGAATTAATCGGAATTATTTCATCCTCATCATCTCGCATCTGGAAACCTGTTCTTGTTCTAATTTCGTCCTCATCTTTCTTTGTGACCTTAACTGCGCCCATTCTAAAATATTCCTTTATAGCTTCCAGCTGCTTCAGTGCCAATGTTTTATTTAATGTCGGACATTTTAATTCAGGGTACTTATCTTGCTGCCCGAAATTAACAATAACCATTTCGCGTAAGACTTCGTTAAACTTTTGTTCTATGTAACGGCAAACAGCCTCTTCGGCTTCCATAAACATATTAAGTTGGATTTCCCCGACGGAATAAGATCCTGTCGAAGTTGTCCCGAGCCCCATAAAATTTGCAAGGCCGGTATTTCTAATTTTTATACTCCACGTTTCATCGGTTTTTGCAAAAAAATCAGCAGTTATGGCCGGCTGGTGCGCCGTAACTTTGAAATTTGGCGGAGTAATTAAATATGGGTTTTTGCTTGTCGCTATTTTAGTAAGCGCTGTTTCAACAGCCTTGTACTCTGCATCTTCTTTTTTTAAATTTGCAGGATGCTCAACGTGTATAAAGCCTGTAGCCTGCTTTGTGCCGGCTATTCTCCATTTGCCTGTATTAAGCTTCTTATCTTCAAAAGGTTGATAGCAAGGACGTATAAGAGAACGTCCCCAATAATCGTCGCCTTGCTGCTTATATACGAACATCGCAAGATTATCAAATGACATTTCAAAATACTTACCGTCGGAATACTGCTTTACAATTCTTTTTTTAATGTCTATTTCGTCAATTGTAAGAGGATGCCTGAATTGCAACTCGCATATTAAATATTGTTTTCCGCCGATCCATTTTTCGACCCAAACTTTCTCGAAATAGACAAAACCGTAAATCAACATCAGAAGAATATCTTGTAATATCTTTGAAAATTTATCAGGCGCTTTTTCCCAAAAATAATCGTAAAAGAAATTTGCAATATCGCGGTCTTTTTGGTCATCGGACTGGCTGCGAATTATCCAATCAGAGCCGATGATAGGCGTGGACGTAACCTGTAAAACCATAGAAACATCTGTGTCATTCTGCATCTGGTCATACATTCTTACACCACGCGCACATTTAAGCGTTTGTAAATATTCGTTGGTCCCTGCAAAAACATCTAAAGGAAACGATGTACCAACTGCGACATTATGAGATGTATCGATATTACTTTCTTTTTTTTCTTCCGGAATCATTAGATTGCTCCTCTATAAATATCATCTTCTATGTTCGATCCGCCCGACGACACAGAAAGATTTGCGTCTTCATCTTCGCGGCTCATTGCTATCGTCGCATAGTTGTCAGCGTGGCGAAAATGGTCAGCTCCGAGCTTTACCCAGACATTTCTCTTTTTGCCGGTTTCTTTGTTTTCTTCTTCTTTTTTTGCCGTGTTATAGCAATGGATTGCATACTCTTCAGATACATCTGTAAACGGCAACATAATTTCACCATTTAAAATAAGCTCATGCGAAGCATCCATCGAATCAGTCCTATTTTCTTGCACGATGTATTCATCATTTTTTATATCTTCTTTCCAGTTATAAGCTGTTTTTTGGTCGGTATAATAATTAATATATACTTTACCCGGAAAACGTTTCGACAACTCTTTTGCTTTTCTCGTTTCCGGCAATGCGTCAATTACGCAACGCATAACGCCACGTTTGATATATTTGTCTAAATCTTCGAATTCTACCTCTACTATTGGATATGTTAATATGATATCGTTCCACCTGCGTTTGAATACGCAGTGTAAATCTTTTCCTTGGTCAACTCCCATATAAAGCGGCGTTGATAACTCCCAGAAGTTTTTTGGAAATTCGTTTGATCTCAATTTCAAAACTTGTTCTTTCGTTAATCTATCTTTTGCTGATACATAAGCAAGCCCTAAGACTAATCTCGTAAACGTGGCAATCTTGCCTTCTTTAAGCGCTTTATGATATTTAGTGTATATTTCTTTCGGCGTAACATTCTTAGAAAATAATTGCGAATATTGATATCCCGAAACATCTTTATTTCGCGGCATTTTCGCGACCCATTCTCCTGCGCATTTATCTAATTCTTTGCGGCATTTCTTACACGCGAGGATATAAGTGTCGCCTTTCGGTAAGATACATTTCGGGAACGTTTCTTCGAGGCAGTTCCATTCTCCGCAATGCGGACATTTAAGCAGCCAATGCTTTTGGTCTGATGTTATAAATTCTTTATCGATTCCGTATTCCGGGAACGTCGGATTGCTTAAAAATTCTTTATATTTTAGTGTCGAATCGCCTAATCTTTCGTGTGCCATTTCTACTATTTCAGGAGACATTTCATCTAATTCATCGTAAATATTTTTATCGGAAGGGACAGACTTTACTCTAGATTTTGATTTCATTCCTCTGAAATAAATAAAGCGTTTGCCGACTCTTTTCATTCCTACTGTGTCGGTATCATTTATAACATTTGCTATCATTGAATTGTTTTCGATAATCGGAGCAACACGTCCTCTTGAAAAGTCGTTAACGTCTGTTTCTGTCGGGAAGAAATATATGCACCCTTTCGGATATTTATTGTACATACAGGCGTGTATCGCAGAGAATAACGCTTTTGTTGTTATTCCTACCTGCGTACACTTCTTGTGTACTTGATAAGCAGAATTGTCGAGGTAAGGCTGTAATAGATAATTTCTTCCGGCAAAAGAAAACTTTTCGCCGGTTTCAGTATATGCAAAAGCCGTCATAAAGAATCGCAGACTAGTCTCTGCCATTGCGAGCTTCTGCGCTAACGATAAACTCTGCAAGCTGAGACAATCTGTCATTTGGGATTGCACGCTTTACCTCTCCTATATCTACATTAAGATTTTCGTTTCTGTTATCTGTTTCAAATTTATCTTTGTAGCCGTGATTGTTTTTAAGGATAAAAATTGTAATTGTCGGGTTTCCTACGCCCTTAAAACCTAAATCAACAAGCTTTGCTTCCTGCATTGTGTCTGCAACTTTTGCCATTTCGCTTAATTCGCTGTTCATATCGTAATGTTCTACGAGATATGTCAATGTGCTTTTGTGTAAGCCTTTCTCTGATAAAAAACTTACAATAAAAATATTTTGTAAGTCGGCTCTCATCCATTCAATTAATTCAGTAAAGAGCTTTTTCGCTTTTTCGAAGTCCCAAACTTTAGCGTTGTCATTGTCTTTCATCTTTTTTACAGCTTCAGGACTTTTCTTTTTCCCTTTCAGCGCCCGGGAGATTTTATTCTTTGCTTCTTTAGTGTGCTTTTGTGTGTGTCTTGCAACTTTCTTTTTACTTTTCTTTTTCATTTTAAACGCCTTTTATCGGGACTCTTATTACAGGGTTGTAGTCTTCCATCTTTCGGCCTTTAATGCTTTTATGGGAACGATCCGCACAAGAGTCCCTTTTAACAATGTTAGAGCCCCACTTCTTTTGCAATTCCACAAATTGAGATTCTTCGGTTTCTGCATTTCGGTAACAAGCACAACCTCCGGCTTGCTGGCTCTGTTTAGCTTCGTAGAAATATCTGTTAATACGCAATACTCTGCGATATTTGTTTAAATTTTGAATTGTGAAGTCATAATCTTCTTTAAGTGGTAATCTCTCGTCAAAACGGCATTTATTGCTTTTAAGGACTGCTTGGAATGGCCCGCCTATAAAATTGAGGAAAGAAAAAGGCAAATTCTCGCGGTAACATTGCTTATCAGGATTGATATTTATGCCCCAAAAATGAGCGCTGCCTAAACTCTTCAAGCTTTCTTTCAACGTTTGCATCTTAAGCGCATTAGCAATGCGGATATTATCTTTATACGGTTTCAAATCTTTAAGTTTTCTTACTTCATACTGCCACTTTATGCCATATTCTTTTTTAGTTTTCATTTTAATGCTCCGAAAACAAAAGATTTTTGACATAAAAAAAGACGCAAAAAAGAAATTAATCCTTTTGCGTTTTTTGTTGACGACAATATTAAGTTTTTAGTACATAAAAAAAACAATGGCATTTTACAGGTATCCTTAACCTGTCCGCCATTGTTTATTTTTACTTTCTAATTTCGCTTATAGCACAGTTTTAAGAAAATGTCAAGAATTTTATTCTACGAGTTCAGAATCTTTGTTTTTTGTTTGGACGGTTTTTAGCAATTCTTGCCATTCCGAATGGCCGATAATGTTTCTCCGGCTCTGTTCATCAAGGTTTAATTGTTCTTGCTGCTCTTTTTCTATCTGTTTTATTTTTATGCTTTTGGCCGTCGACAGAATCAGCGCTGTTTTAATCGTGATTTCTTCCTGAGACATTTGCAGGCTGCGGATTGCCTGCAATATTATTCCGGGCTCAAACGGGCTGGCCTGCAATATTTCCATGAACGTTATCAACGCTTTTTCGGAAATATTTTTCCCGTTCGCTGTAAATAATTTTGAAAGATCTTCCGCGATTATTTTTTTTTCTTCAAAATTCCATTTTTTGATAATCTGTCCGCTCACAGTTTTCCTCCTTAAATTTTTTCCAACACTTTTTCTCTCGCAAGATTTTTCTTTTCTTCGGCCGTTAAATACGGCGTCAGCGCATTGTAATTCTTTACTAAAACGCCTATCGAAAAACTCGAGAGGCCGTCGACAAACCACACCGGCTTTTTACTCGAGACAGCAGCCTCTTTGCACAGCCGCTCTAAAATATCGATTTTAAGCAAAAGTTCTTTCTCGTCAGTATGTTTCAACAAATCGGCAATTTCTATAAAATCCGCTTTTCTCGCGACGTATCTCATTTTGGTCAAATTTTCATACTTCCGCGAAAAGATTTCAACCGCTTGTTGTTGCGGTAAAAGTTTCTTTTCTTTTATCTCTTCAGGAAAAAGTTCCTCAATCTCTATTTCCTGGCCGGCAGATTTTGGCCGGCTATGTCTTTTGTCTTTAAGTCTTTTATCATTATCATCTACATTATCATTAACATCATCATATACATTATCAGTTATGTTTGTTATGCTTTGATATCGTTTGTTATCGTTTGTTATGTCTTGATAACACTTGTTATTTTTGTTATTTTTTTCTTCATTATCAATATTTTTTTTTGTTTTTTTACTGTTTTTTTCTTCTTTTTCCCATCTTCTTTGCATACCAATTTTTCCCGCTTCAGCGCGTTTTTTGATAACTTCTTCATATCTTTTATTATCTCTGTCTAATTGCGATTTAATAAATTCAAAAGCGATTCTAACATCCGTAGCAAGTGTTATAACTTCGCCTGTTTCGTTGTATATAAAGATCGCCCGGAGCAATATTCCCAGCTGTTCATCTGCCAGACTCTTAAGTATTTCATAATAATTTTGGTACAGTATAAAACTTTCTTTTTTTGCCATAATTTTAAGCTCCCATTTTTAAGAAAATCTGTTTATCGTTCATCATTTCAATCAGTATTTTTTTAATTTTTTCCTGTCCGTCTTCATCATTTTGCCGGCCGAATCTTCGAATAATATTTGATATGCGCGCTACCGGCGTAATCCATGTTTCCCAAACTTCCAAAGATAAGGTATTTCCATTATTAAATACGCCACAATAACCTAACAAGCTCATCTGCAGGTATGCCATCTTTACGCAAAGAGAATCTATATCCGTTGCTACAAATATGATGTTTTTTTGCAATTGGCTTTTATACTCTTCCGGGCAAGATTCGTTTATGGCGTTAACAACCGCAATAAGTAAAGAGCCGGCGCCGCATGCAGGTTCACATATCGAAATAATTCTTCCGGAAGAAACTTCTTCTATTATTTTCGGAATATTTATTTGCATTTTTGCGATCATATCCGATAAATGGAACGGCGTGAAAAATTGGCCGACGTGCTTATTTGAGGCTTCAAGACTTTCGTATACTTCGCCGAGAAAGTCTTTTACTTCGAACTCTAAGCCTTCAACTAAAATTGCCATATTGGCCGTAAGCAGCTCAATTTCTTCTTTTGAATACTTTCCTATAATCCGCATATATTCTGCTTCTCTACGGTCAAAATTGGAAGAATCTACGCCGTTTGATATTGCTATTGCCATACAAGAAACATTATCCGCGAAAATATCCCTTTGGCTTATCCCTCGTGCCGATATCTTTTCTATATTTTTCTTAAATTTGTTTTGGTATTCATTTAGCATTTTTTTACTTCCGTTTTAATATTCAAAAGCTTACACATAATTTTAAAATTTCTTTCTTCAATAATTTTATCTTCAGGATATACTTTCGCTCTCTCAATAAATTCTTGATAACAATTCTCGCAATACCATTTATTTAAAACTGCTATATAATAACCTCCAAATTTTGGTTGTATATTGCAATAATCACAAATTCCGGGTGATTTTAATTTCTCAATCAAAATATCTGAAGGAATAAAAAAGATTTTTAAATTTTTTGGATTTTCAACGATGTAAGGTCTTGACATTAAATCCCCTTGAAAACATCCTTTGCCATCATAACTTCGAATAGCTGAGCCAGCAGAGCATTTGTCTTTGTCTCTCCCATTTGCCCCTCTGTTACATTCGCAACAGGCAACCCATAATCTACCTTTAGCTATAAAACTATATGATTTCATTATCTTTTAGCTCCTCTTTAAAATAAATTGCAAAGCAAAATCCTGTATTTACTGTGTTTTTAACTTCATCCGGAGTTTTAATTGTTTTAATTGTTTGGATTGAAAATTTTAAACGAGGATATTTCTTTGAATATCCGCATTGAATTTCGACCGTTTCATATTTTTTAAAATCAGGCAGAAATGTATATTCATAAGAAATATATCCTTTCGTCATTAAACGGTTTCGCCAATAATCATTTAATTTCCGATACTCAACTCTTTTCTCTCCGGAAGCGATTTTGTCATACCATTCTTTAGTAACGATTAGAAAAAGATTTCCAGACTTTTTTTCTTCAAATTTTTTAATAAAGTTCTCATGTCCGCAATCATCGCATTTTACGGCAACATCAAGCGTATTGTTTGGGACTTCTGTTATCTTAGAACTTCCGCATTTTGGACAATTCATTTTTCCTCCAGTAATTCAGTCTTGTCATGGATGTCTCCGATGATTTTAACTTTGTAATCGCCAATATTATTTTCAACGCCGCTTTTGTGTAAATAGATGTATGCTGCCTTTCTTTGAGACCATTTAACCAACATAGTTCGTTTAAAAGGAGTGATTACTATATCTCCCTCATAAATCAACCTTTTATTTTCATCTGTTTTGCCAGTACACATACCTACTGTCTCGGGCAAGACCTCAATACAAATAATTCCTCTAGGCATATTCCAATCGCTGAAATCGTCCTGGATAATTATATGTCGATAATCTTTTTCTTTTTTTTCTTCTTCTTTTTGATCTCTTAAAGGAGAAGGAGTATAAGGTAAATGCTTGTGATAAGCTCCATAAACCCATTTGCCGTTCGCCGTTTTTCCTCTAGCTAAAAATCTGTCGTTATTCATTTTATTCATTCCTTTTAAAATTTTATCGTCCATAAATAAGCAAAAACAACAACCCAAAAAACAAAAAAACATATATAAAAATATTTCATCTGTCGGCCCCGACGGCAGATTTTCCCTTTTTGCCTTTTTTACCTCTTAAATGTTCCATGTTGTCCCAAATTGTAGGAGTTAATATTTTACTCGAGGCAGAACATCCTCCTAGCGAAATGTACGTCGCATATTTCGTTATTTCTTTTTTTACAAGGATGTCATACAAATATTGAGCCGCAAACGTCGCCATTGCCCTATTAACGAGTAAAGATTGCTCTTCCCTTATTGCCAGCTCTGCACAGCTCAATTTTGGTTTTGGCTGTTTCTTAATCAATTCCGGCGCCTGAATGTGAGGAAAAGGAATTCTGCTTATAAGATTGATTGACAATTCTTTAAGCTTTCCGGGTTTCTTTGCATTGCCGAGCAATACCTGCCCGGAAGAAGTTTCATTGCCACAATCAAGCCAATATGTCGTTTTAGCGAATTCTCTGCCGTATTCATCTTCGCCTTCACGACCAATATGAGATACGCATTGAGCAATGAACTTTCGAGCTTCTGTGTTATCTACTGCGCCGACGAAAATATTAATTTTTCTTGGAAAAGTTTCGGAGCTGAAAATCTCTTGAACTTTTTGAGATACTGATATAATTTCTAAACCATAGGCTCTGTTATAACGGAAAGCTAAAACATCAGCCTTGTTTTGTCCGATTTCAGATTCAACGAAATTTTGTCGGCCGACGTTCTTCTTTTCGACTTTATCATTGTCGATAAAAACGATCTTTAAATCTTCTTTCCCCTGCAAATGATATGCTATTCGCGCAATATCCTGTGCGATAAAACTTCCGGTACCACCGCAGCCGATTAAATAAACAGCAACAGAACCTCGAGGAATTATAGTTCGTAACATATAAAATTCTCCCCCAAGAAAAAATCTAAATTAAAAAAATAACCATACACTCCTAAACGGAAAGACATATCAGTTATTTTTCCGCACTCCGTGCCAAATACTCCATATATTCTGAATCCTTGCTCATCTCTATTATCTGTTGCGGAAAAAAACGATTTCATATTAGGGTGGGTATGAATTTCAAGAATTACATTCTTTTGTTCGGAGAAGTATTCTACTTTTTGACTTTGTCCTTCCTGTCTAGGACAAGATAAAGCATATTGTTGTGTCTTTACATCAAAATAAATCTGGAAAAATTGTTCTTTGTCGCCTTCTATTTTGCTCCATAATAGCTGAAATAATGCAAAAGGTATCTTTCCATATTTTAAGTTTATTTCATTAATAAAAAGAGGTTGCAGCCCTCTGAGATTAACCTTTTTTATCGGCATTGCGATTTTCAGCATATTATTTTCAGCACGCAATATGATATTAGTTTCCGATACGACATAATCATATCCACATTTTGCCGTAATCTCCGGCAATTCTTCCCCATTATAAAAATAATGTTTATGTAAATCTTCCATCATAAAAACGCTCCTTAAAAATCTTTAGAATTGACTAAATCTTGCAGATTATCTTCGCTGTCAACTAATATCCCTTTTGGGAACTGTTCTTTCCCATCCAGAGAAATTAGAAACTCATGTAAATCGATTTTTTCTGACAATTTTCCATCAGATAAATCTTTATTGAAAGCTGATTCCCAGAATAATTTGTAAGCTTGTTTTATCTCTTCTTTTGAGCAGGAAGGGAATGAGACAGAGCCATGACATATTGTCCCATTAGGATGTATATTCGGCAAAGGCATATAACATAAAGAGCCTTCTTGTAAGTCTTTTATTGCAAATATTTTATAGGTTAGCCCTATCCCGTGAAAGACATGCGCCGGAACCGGTATTGTTATAACTTTGTTTTTTCCCTTGAATCGTAAGGTTATCCTCTTTTTCTCTGCC